ATGATAAGTAAAGATTTTTTAAAGAATCCAGACTTTGATTGGGATGTATATAAAGATGCTGTAGTATTTTACGAAAGATCTTTAATTACTCCTGCTAAAAGACAGCTTTTGGTATGGAATAAAAAGATGGATGAAAAAACTTTATATTTAGATACACTTACTTATGAAGATAACGCAGATACTATCGAAGGATTACTTAAAACAAATGTTAAATTGTTTGAGGATTATGAACGTCTTCTTAAACTCGTGGATAAAGAAACTAACGAAGGTTCTACAAAAGGTGGAGCCGAGGAGTCAGCGTCTGAGAAAGGATTAATATGATTATTAATAAAGCAGCTTTTTTACTTAAAGAAATACCTCAGTTTCACCCAGCTAGTGAAGAATACTTGCTATTCTGGAGAGAAGAAAAAAAGAGGTGTATAGAAGGTTATTGGGTAGGCGGAGTATGGATGCCAGGTAATCTTTACTTTTATGTAAATTTCTGGACAATTCTTTTAAATAAAACTGCACACTCTAAAACTAAAACTCCAGGTAAACCATTTCTTAGAGATCTTGAGTGGGAATTCTTTTATAATTGGGTAGAAGCTCGCGGATTTTCAGGATTTGAAGATGATAAAGAGTTTACTTGTGATAGAGAATTTATAGGAAAAGAAAACTATGTGCCTGCTGCAGAATATATGCGTAGGACACATAAAAAGAATTTAGGTAGACCATTGTGGGAAAATGAAGCTAAAAACTTTATGATGATGGGGAGTCGTGGATTTGGTAAATCATATTCTGTTGCAGGGGGTGTAGCAGGACATGAGTTTGTATTTGATGGTATGAAATCTTATGACCCTGATCTTATAAAGAATCCTCCATCTACAGAAATTGTAGTGGGAGCTGGTGATGCTAAATATTCTGGAGATATATTAAAGAAAACGCAATTTGGACTAGATAATTTACCAGGTGGCATAGAAATTGGAAATAAATTCTTTCCCTCTCCTTTTGCTAAACAATATGGTGGAAGCTGGTACTCTGGTAAAGAAGTTATTGCAGAATATAAGAAAAAGCTTGGCGGTACCTGGAAAGTTATGGGTAGTAAGTCTAAAATCAAGCACCGTACATTTAAAGACAACCCGTTTGCTGCCAATGGTACTCGTCCTGCTGTAATGGTTATGGAAGAGATTGGTATGTTTGGTAATCTTAAAGCATCGCACGAAGCTTCTGTAGAATGTATGAAAAACGGGGCATATAAGTTTGGAAGTTGTATGTATCTTGGTACAGGAGGTGATATGGAAGGTGGAGGTACTGTAGACGCAAGAGATATGTTCTACAACCCAGATGTTTACGATATGATTTCGTTTGACGATGAATGGGAGGATAAAGGAAAAATCTCTTATTTTGTACCTGCTTACAGAGGGCTAAATCAGTATAAAGATGATAATGGTAATACTCACGAAGCTGGGGCCAAAGATTATCTAGATAAGTTTAGAGAAAAGCTAAAGAAAGGTAAGAATGCAAGAAGTGCATTAGATGCAGAGTTGCAAAACAGACCGCTTGTACCTTCAGAAGTATTCCTTACACGAACTGGTAACTTATTTCCAGTGGCAGATATGTTAACACGATTAGCTGAACTAGAGGCATCTAACCGAGAAAGAAATCATGATTATATTGGCGAGCTGTACATGAACACTGAAACTAAAAAAGTGGATTGGAAGCCAAATGCAAAACTTAAACCTATATATGATTTTCCTGTAAGAGGATCAGATGATATTGCAGGAGCTGTTATTATATATGAGATGCCATATGAGGATTCTGACGGGCAAATACCTTTTGGTATGTATATTGCAGGATGTGACCCTTACGATCATGATGAATCCACTACATCTTCTTTAGGATCTACATTTGTACTTAATAAGCTTACAAATAGAGTTGTTGCAGAATACACGGGAAGACCAGAAACTGCAAATCAATATTATGAAAATGTAAGACGCTTACTTAAGTTTTATAATGCTAAGTGTTTGTACGAGAACGAAAGAAAAGGTTTGTTTCAGTATTTAGAGCATAAGCACGAGACATTTCTTTTAGCAGATCAACCTGATATAATAAAAGATGTAGTTCAGAATAGTAGAGTGCAAAGACAAAAAGGTATGCACATGTCAAAACCTTTAAAAGTCTATGGTGAAGAACTTATAAAGATGTGGTTGCTAGAAGCTAATGGTAGTGAAGGTTTATTAAACCTGCATAGAATAAGAAGTGTAGCATTGTTAAAAGAACTTATATCTTATAATAACATAGGAAACTTTGATAGGGTAATGTCTCTTATGATGGTAATGTACCATTTAGAAGAAGTGAAGAAAATAAAAGTAGAAAAAAACACTAAAGTTAAAACTATATACGATCAATCTTTCTGGAGTAAACCCTTATACGCTAGAAAGAAAAAATTGTTTTAGCTATAAAAAAAATTATTAAAAATCTAATTTCGTAGATTATTACTTGCGGACAAAGTTAAAATTTATATTTTTGTCCTTTAATTCGCGAATTTTAAAAAACATATTAATATGGCAACAGTAAATGTAACACTATCTCTTTCTAGCACAAACTTGTTTGAAAAGCAAAGTTTGAGCTTTACAGAGACAGATGTATTATCTCCTGCAGGAGATCAGATGCTGATCGGTAGACTTAAAACTACTGGGTCAGGAACAGAAGACAATATAGCCTTAAAGGCATTAGACGGAACAAACGATAGAGCATACTTATTTTTACACAATATAAGCTCAACTACGGGCGAGTATGTTAAAGTAGGATTATGTGCAGCTCATGGTACAGACTCAGCATCAGGTGACTGGTTTTCAGTTTTAGGGCCTGGAGAATTTTTATTTATTCCTATTGCAGATATGCAAGATGTAGACGTAGAAGCAGCAGCAGGTAACCCTGTAGTAGAATACGTACTAATGGAAAAAGCAGCATAATTTTAAAATAATAAGACATGGCAAACGCAACTTTAAATGTAAATTTTAGCTTATCAAGCTCAGATTTATTAAACACAGTTAATTTATCTAAGACTGTATCAGATGCTCTTACTATAGATGGTGATAACCGCCAAGGTTTAACTACAATGGTAACTAGCACTTCATACGCAGATATTAACGTTGAAGCTTTATCAGGATCTACTCAAGGTGGTAAGAAAGCATATGTATATGCAAAAAACACAGATGCAACAGATGATTTAATCTTTGCAGATGACGGAGATCAAGTATTTGCAATGTTATCTCCAGGTGAATTTTTATTTTACCCTACAGCAGATAACACAAAGATCCAAGTTAAATCTTCAGCTAACACTCCTAGAGTAGAGTTTTTACTATTAGAAGTAGACTAAAACTAATTTATGCCTCATATAGATTTTCCCAGACAAAAACTGAGTCGTAGGAAAAAGACTCAGAAATGGGGAGAAGAATGCATAGAATCTGCTTTAGGTTTAATAGGTATTTATGATCATACAAGACGTAGTTCTCGCTTTAAGAAAAAGCGGAACTACGATCTTTATAACGGAAAGTTTGACAAGAAAGATCTTGAGTATGTAACAGATCCGTTAGGCCTAGGTGGAGCAGCAGAACTCCCAGCTTCATTACAATATTATGATGTAGCATCCCCTATATTTAATCTCCTTTTAGGTGAAGAAACTAAAAGGGCATTTAGCTATGTCGTTAGATCTGTTAACGAAGAAGCTATTGGAGAAAAAGAAGAGGAAAAGAAAAAAGCTGTGGTTGGCTATTTTGAAGGATTAATGCAACAAGCTATGCAAGCTTTTATGCAAAATCAACAACAACCCGCTAATCCTCAAGAAATGGAAGCGCTTATGTCTCAAGCGCAGCAAAATATACCAGAAGAGCTTAAACGTATACAGAAATATTTTGATTATGATTTTCAAGATATGAACGAGTCTGTAGCGCACAAGCTTCTTACATATTTTGAAAGACAGCAAAACTTAAAACGTAAATTTAATAAAGGCTGGGAAGATGCACTTATTGCAGGGGAAGAAATCTATTGTATAGAAGAAATTTCTAATGAGCCTGTAGTAAGAAATGTAAATCCTTTAGAGTTTTATTGTTTACTACCACACAACTCAGATTTAGTAGATCATGCAGACATTATCATAGAAGATACATGGATGTCTGTAAATACTATTATTGATAACTATTACGAAGATTTAACTGCATCTCAAATAGATAAGTTAGAGAAAGATCATGGAAACAGAAGTTCTATGGAAAGTAATAGTTTATTAAATTATCCTTCCCCTGAAAAAATGTTTATTGAAAACAGAGAAGGAGAAGAGGGTAATTTATTTAACTACTATGATCAAGACGGTAATGTTAGAGTTACAAAAGTAGTTTGGAAGTCTATGCGTAAGATAGGTAAGTTATCTTATACAGATGAGTTAGGAATGGCTCAAGAAACTATTGTCTCTGAAAGTTATAAAGTAGATCCTGAGAGTGAAGAGTCTGTTGAATGGATGTGGGTAAGTGAGTACTGGGAAGGTACTAAACTTGGAGAAGACATTTATATACACATACGCCCTAGACCTAATCAGTTTAGACATATGGATAATCTTTCTATATGCAGCTCTGGTTATGTAGGTACAGTGTATAATGCAAATAATTCACAATCTGTTTCTTTAATGGACAGATTAGTACCGTGGATTTATTTGTATATAACAATGTGGTATAGACTTGAATTAGCTATTGCAGCTAACCAAGGTAAAATTGCTCTTATAGATTTATCTCTAGTTCCTGATGGATGGGAGGTAGAAAAATGGATGTACTATGCACAATCAATGAAGTTTGGTTTTGTAGATTCATTTAACGAAGGTAAAAAAGGGCAGTCCACAGGTAAATTAGCAGGTAACATTTCTACACAGAATAAAGTGTTAGATATGGAAACTGGTAATCATATACAACAACACGTACAGTTATTAGATTTTGTAGAACAGAAAATACATACTTTATCAGGGGTTACTCCACAAAGAATGGGAGCTATATCAAACTCTGAGCTTGTAGGTAATACACAAAGAGCTGTTGTACAATCATCTCATATCACTGAAAAATTATTTGAAATCCATAACGAGACTAAGGTTAGAGTTATGGAGTCTTTACTAAATGTGTCTAAAGATTTGTATAAAGGAAAAACAAAACGATTCCAATATATGACAGATGAATTAGCTAATGTTGTATTCTCTTTACAGGGAGATCAAATTGCTAACTCTGAATATGGATTATTTGTTTCTAACTCAGCTAGAGATACAATGGCACTTGACGCTTTAAAACAATTAACTCATGCAGCTTTACAAAACGATCAAATATCTTTATCAGATGTTATTGGAATTTATAACTCGAACTCTCTTGCAGATACCAGAGTTAAACTCCAAAAAGCAGAGAGAGAAAATAAACAGCAGCAAGCGCAAATGCAAGAACAACAAATGCAAATGCAACAGCAACAACAGCAACAGCAAATGCAGTTCGAAATCGAAAAAGAGAATAGAGAAGATGCTCGCAACAGTGAAGACAACAGCACGAAATTGGAGATAGCTAGAATGAATGCGCAGTCTAAAAATATGGACAGAGATTTAAATAATAACCAGATTAGAGACGACATTGATTTAGCTAAACTCCAATTAGAAAGAGAAAAGCTTCAAGTTAATACAACATTAAAACAACAAGAATTAAACATAAAAAATAAAGATGCCGACGCCAAGCGAAATAGTAAATAGTTTCTTAGAAGATAAAGTGGCAGATGCATTAGACTTTATGTTTAACCCTAAACAACCTGCTGAAACTATATATGACAATATAAAGTTAAATAGGCAAAAAGTAGAAGAGGAAACTCAAAAAAAGCAAAATATTAATTTTGAAGAATAAAATATAATCTTCAAAATTATATTTTAGCTATAAAAACTATATAATTTCAACAACACTACAGTGACAAGGTGTTGCAGACTAACTTAAAATAATTATTTTTGTCACTTAATAAATAAAATTCTATGGCAATAGGAGACGATAACATTTTAGATGGATTGGATTTAAGTGTGTTAGATAATCTAACAACTAATCCAGAGAAGAAAGAAGATCAGCCAAAAGCTGACGGTGAAGGAACTAAAGAAGAGTCAAATCCTGGTATATTTAACCCAGAGTTAAAAATCCAAGAAGTTGATGAGTTGCCTGAAATTGAAGACACCCCTGTTAAGGTGGATCAAAAAGAAGAAAATGAACCTGAAGGATCAGTTACTGAAGAAAATACAGAAGAGCCTGTTTCAG